CCAGTGATTACGCTTTAGGGGTTTTACGAGTGAGACGATAACGGGTGTAACGCTGTCCGGTGATGGGGTGAACTTTACGCTCAGACTTGATCTGCCAGCCCAACTCACGGAGTTCCTGGATCCGCTTGGTGAGACACTGGATCCCATGGTCCAGCAAGGCTTCACGCATGGTGATGGAGTTGGTGCGCTTCAGGTGCCCCAGCAGCAATTGGTTTTGACTCATTTGAATATCCTTTTGGTGGTGATGTTAGATTCAGCCCAGACAACATACTCCTGCAACTTCATTTTGATGTAAGTGAAGATGTTCATTCTGAAAGCCATTCCTCCGGTATTTGTTTATCGGCATAAGGAAACCCCCACCGCTCACACCATTGGGCGTAGGTGGTCTTGGAGTCCTTACTCAGTTTTGCCTTGGACCTAGAAAAGACTAGGCGTATATCTAAGTCGGGGTGCTGCTTCTTTACCTTCAGCAGCTTGCCCCTATCGTCAGATGTGAACCGCCCTTTGGCCTCGATGAAGATGCCATTAGGCAACTTGAAGTCAGGCACATAGAAACAAGTACGATGATAGGCGATCCTCTCCTTCTCGTACTCGTAATCCACATGACTGGCCTCAAGCTGCTTGGCTATCTCCTCTTCGAGGCCTGAGCGGTAACCGCCGTCTACCTTGAAGTCCTTCCTATTAAAACTGGACTTCTTCATTAGATGCTGGAGCAAAGTCATCATCCTGAGCGGCGGCTACAAAGCCACCCTCTTCTGCCCCAAAGGGAGAGGATGAGAACTCCACAAGGCTGATGATCTGCACAGCGTTCAGATACAAGGCCACACCTGTGTTGGCTCCCTTATTGTAGGGACCAAAGGCACCAGAGACCTTGATTACCGAACCACCCCCAACCGACACATCTCCTGTAATCGGCTTTCCTGATGCATCATAAAGGCGGGGCTTCAGTTTGGATTTGAAATTGAAAACGATGTTACCGCTATCGTCTTTCTTGAAAGGCATATGGGCCTTGGCTAGTTTCTGCTGTCCGTACTCAGCAACAAATGCGTCCTGAATTGCTTTAGCAAAAGCCTTGGCCTCACCCTCGGGAACAGCCAGTGACACCTTGAAGACACCTTCTTCAGAAAACTTGGTGTCAGCCTTGGTGAGCCATGGGTACTGGGCTGTTCCTTTGGGTGTAACAAACTTATTTAGATTAGCCATACAACTCCTCATATTGAGTGATAAGGTCCTCTACCGAATAACCATCTATGCTCTCGGTGAGGGATGAAATGTCGTAACCGTCCCCAATGAGTTGGGTTGCGACATCGATTGGGATGAGTGCTCCATTGTTGACCATGGTGGCGACCATATCGAGGGTGTTCATACTTCGTTCTCCTAAGGGTTAAAAGAATACCCCCCAGGTTTCCCTGGGAGGCCTTGGTACTTACTAAGCAAAAGCGTACTGCGAATCCAAGACTGCTTGGATGTCTAAGGTTCCCTTTGCAGGGGGCGGTTCTAACTTCGCCTTGCCTTTCTCACTCAGCGCTATCAGCGCATTCTCGTGGATGGCTTGGAATGGGTCGTTATGCTCATAGAGTTCTACAAACTGCTCCCTGACGATGTGGGAGAACAATCCCATGTCGGAAGGCAGACACCCAAAGCTGTCGTGAATCAGCAGAAAGGAGTTGATCCCGTGCTTCTTCGCTTCCAAGGCCACCATCATCAGATGGCAGGCATCGAAAGAATGGACGAAATTGGGTGCAATTGTGGATCTCTGCTTGGTACGCTTCAGTTTGTCGGTATAACCGAGAAGTAGTTGCTGCCTCTTTCGCTTCCCCTTAATTTTTATGTCTACCTGCTTGAGGATAGGTTCATAGTAGCCATTGACCACAGGGAAACCTATGGGAGTTGTCCAGATGACCGGCTTGTTCTCACCAGCGAGTAGTGAGGCGGTCTCCTGCAACCAGTCCATGCCCTCCACAGCAGCCTTCACAGTCTTCCTCAGGGCTATGTCCAGCTTCTTAGCCATGTAGCCTGAGGCCTTGTTAGGCTCCTTAAATGGGTGTTCAGTCCTTTGTCCGAGTTGCACCTCCTTAGAGTATTGAGCCATGAAGTCTTCCATCAACTGCTCCCGCCACCCGTACTGCTTAGAGCCGTAGCAGAGAGTCATGGTGGCCCTCTTGGTCACCTTTCGGTCAATCTTATGAGCCAACCATTCCTGGGCATGAGGGTCCTCCTGGTCATTTCTAACCAGTTCATTGACGATGTTCGCCACCTCCTTATAGACATCCGCAGGGGTTTCTGCGGGGATTAGGTTCACAAACTCTGCACCTTCCTGATCCCTGAGCATCGCTGAGTAGTGCTGGAGTCCTGAGCAGGAACCATCAATGCTCACCGGCAGGTGGCAGACATAGCCATCAGGGTCGCTGTAGTAGTTGTAGAGTTCCCGACAAGCAGCCAAGAAGCAGAACGGAGAGTCAGCCTCAGTCCACCAAAGGTTTACAAAGGGATCCTCAGCCAGAGCCATGAGTCTCTTAAGGTTCGTAGCCACCCACTCCAGACGCTTGGTCAGGGGTGCCTTAGACACCTTGTCGAAATCCCCACAGTTGGCGAGGTGGATCTTCAGATAGGCAAGGCCCCCAATGTCCAAGGGTTTCCCCTCAGAGAACATCCATAAGGCTTTCACATAGTCAGCCCTCTGGTGGTTCAGGTGAGGTTTGGCATAGACCCTCCCACGGAAATCCAAGGTTGCCGGGAGGAAAACCTCTTCATAAGAGGAGAACTCCCGAGCCTCATGGAGATCCGTGAGGAAACAGGCCTGCTGAGACCGAATCTGAGACCTCAGACGGCCTTGTTTGGGTAAGGTGCTAGGTGGGACACTACCAACAGCAATGGAACGCTTGTAGGCCTGTTCTATGACGTTTAAGGCCCATTGGTTGATTCGTAGTGGAACTGACTGGATAGCATCAGCAGCCTCTACAAACTTAGCCCCTCCCTTGGCGGCAGCATGAATAAGTTTCTTGTGCTCCTTGTTGGTGGTTTTGACCATGGAGACCGTAGAGGCAATCTTTGGGTCCAAGTAAGACCCATCCATGACGGAGTTAGGCTTGCTGACCATGGGCCTGTAGACAGGACTCATGTACTTCTGCCACTCCTCCAGGTCGTGAAGTTGCTGCACGGCTTCATCGGTGAACTCAAAGGTGGCGTAGGACTTCACTTCCTCCTGCTCCACCAGACGGAACAAGCCAGCCTCCATGACGGCCCCTAGGACCTGAAGACCAACCGTGACCTCATCTTTAGTCTCTGGTTTGGTGTCCAACTGGGCATAGATCTGACGGCCTATGGTGGAGGCTAAGTCGGTCTCAGACCCCCTCTCGATGGCCTTCGCAAACGCACACTGAAGACCGATGAAGGCGCAGGTGTCAGTGCCTACTTCCCCGAGTAAATCCTGCCAATTCTGTCTTGCTCTACCCTGGGTTGACTCTGTGGCGAGGATGAAGACGGCATCAGCCACGGTGGGGAAGGCTTGACGGAAAAGAGGCCATTCTGGGGCCGTAAGCATCTTATGGGAACGCTTGTAGTCTAACTCCCGGTTATACCGCTCAACGCCAGTGTGGACCATCACATCTTCATTGATTTGCTCTAGATCGAACATAGGCTCCCCTGAGTTATTGTTTGTTTCGGTCAAGAGTAGGGGTCCTTCTCCAGACTTTTTTACCATGTGGAACGCACCTTCTAACTCCTTGTTTTTACAATACATATCCCCTCCTTAGGGTTAAAAAACGATAGTAAAAATACGGGCATATATCAACCGCTGTAAGCATAGCCTAGACGGTAACACAACAACATATAGGCTAGACCGAAAGACCCCATAGGTTTTATGGATTTATTACCAGACGGTTACTTTTGAGGTGATTTCGTTCTATTGCAGGGGTACCTCTTAAATTATTGATATATAAGGATGTTGTTAAAGGGTAGAGAAGGACCCCTACTCTTGAGGGAAATCGCTTTTTCAGGCGATCTACTTCGGGGAGCGGTCCGCTGGTTTAGGGGGCTTGCCTAGGGTGTCCGGCACTCTGGGTACGGGTCTGTGTACTGATGTGCAGTGCAACAGACTCCTTCTGTGATTCTTCCGTGAGGGGGACTACAGGGGGAGCCGGGATCTGTCCCTGATTGATATTTAGGGTCAGACCTAGGTAGTCTTAGGTATGTCTTGGGTTAACCAGTGGTTACCTTAGGTATATCTAAGATTGACCTAAGATACATTCTTGTAAATTTACTTATTAATAAAACTGAAGATAGACTAGGATCAACACTATGAAGACCTGTAGTATGTGTAAAGAGACTAAGGACTTCTCTTTGTTTGATTCTAACAAGTCAAAGAAGGATGGTCTATCGGTTCAGTGTAAGGCCTGTAAGAATCTACATAGACAGGCTTACTACAAGGCTAACAAAGAAGCCGTCCAAGAGCGTAACAAAAGGTGGAAAGAAGATAACCCAGAGAGGTTAAAGGAACTAAGGGATAAGGCCTACAGAAGCCATTACCTAAGAGATCCTTCTTACTATCCCAATAAGGCAAGCACCAGACGATCTAAAGAACTCCAAGCCACCCCTTCTTGGTCAGAACAAGAGTTGATAAAGACCGTCTACAAGAAGGCTAGTGTCTATGGAGCCGAGGTTGACCACATAGTTCCTCTTAAGTCTGAACTAGTGTGTGGCTTACACGTCTGGGCAAACCTTCAGTTGTTACCAAAAGAATATAACAGATCAAAGACCAACCGCCATTGGCCTGACCAGTGGTAATTATACTTAAATGTTTAAGGAGAAATAGTGGATGTAATTCAAACGCCATGGTCCACACTGGGCTATGTAACTTACAAACGAACCTATAGCCGTCGAATTGATAGCGATAACCTGAATAGCCCTACTGAAGAGTTTGTGGACACCATAGACCGTGTGGTGAATGCCACCCAAGACCAGTTAGGCTGTGCCTTTAGTCCTGAAGAGGAGCAAAGGCTCCGGGGATACCTGTTGGGTCTTAAGGGGACCGTAGCAGGTAGGTTCTTGTGGCAACTTGGAACAGACACTGTTTCACGCCTTGGATTAGCTAGTCTACAGAACTGTGCATTCACAGTCGTAGATAGTCCTGTCCGTCCTTTTACCTGGGCTTTCGACCTGCTGATGCTAGGGTCCGGGGTTGGCTACAACATTCAAAGAAAGAATGTAGAAAAACTGCCTCCAGTGAAGGAGCACTTTCAAGCTCCAACCAGACTGGATACCGCTGATGCCGACTTCATTGTTCCTGACAGTCGTGAAGGCTGGGTAGCCCTACTGGCTAAGACCCTCAAACACGCCTTCCTCGCAGAGTCCCCTAAACCCTTCACCTACAGCACTATCTGTGTTCGTGGTAAGGGAGCACCAATCAAAGGCTTCGGAGGCACTGCAAGCGGTCCTGAGGACCTCTGTTGGGGTATCGCTGAGATCTCTAAGGTCCTAGAGAAGCGAAAGGGTCGTCAGATACGGCCTATCGATGCTCTGGATATGATGAACATCATTGGTAACGTGGTGGTCGCTGGGAATGTGCGTAGAAGCGCCCAGATCGCCATTGGTGACCCTGATGATGTTGAGTATCTCTTGGCAAAGCGTTGGGACCTAGGAAACATCCCAAGCTGGAGAGCCATGAGCAACAACTCGGTGGTCTGTGAAGACATCGATGATCTCCATGAGTATTTCTGGGATGGGTACGAAGGTAAGGGTGAGCCGTATGGCTTCATCAACCTCAAACTGTCTCGTAAGATTGGTCGTCTTGGGGAAACACAATACCCAGATCCAAAGGTAGAAGGGTACAACCCTTGTGCCGAGCAGAGCCTAGCGTCCTATGAGACCTGCTGCCTAGCAGAGATCTTCCTACCCAATGTGTCCTCCTACGAAGAGTTCGTGGACATCGCTAAGCTGCTCTATCGGATCAACAAGCACAGCCTTGCCCTCCCCTGCCATCAGGAAGAGACACAAAAGATCGTCCATGAGAACATGAGGATGGGCATTGGTGTCACTGGTGTCCTACAGGCAACTGAAGAGCAGAAGAGTTGGCTCAAGCAGGCCTATGAGGAACTAAGGGCATTCGATAAGGATTACTCTGCAAAGCATGGATGGCCTATCTCGGTCAAACTGACCACAGTGAAGCCCTCAGGAACCCTGAGTCTTCTCCCAGGTGTGACTCCAGGATGTCATCCTGCCTACGCTCGTTACATGATTCGGCGTATTCGGATTGCTGCTGGTCATCCCTTGGTTCAGGTTTGTCGTGACCATGGCTACCCTGTCGAGTATCAGCAAAACTTCGATGGTTCTGAGGACCACTCAACGGTAGTGGTATCCTTCCCCTTCGCTTATCCTGAGACAGCCGTGCTGGCTAACGAGATGTCGGCTATCGATCAACTTCAAGTGATCAAATGGCTTCAGGAAACATGGTCTGATAACTCGGTATCGTGTACCGTGTACTACCGGAAAGAGGAACTGCCAGAGATCAAGGCATACCTCGCTAAGAACTACAAACACAACCACAAGAGTCTGTCCTTCCTCCTCCATAGTGAGCATGGGTTTAAGCAAGCCCCGCTAGAGGAGATCACGAAGGAGCAGTACGACACCCTGGTGGCTAACACCAAACTGATCACCCAGATCGAGAGCCTAGATATCGGCTTGGATGACTCTGAGTGTGCTAGTGGTGCGTGTCCGGTTCGATAATCCGTAATACTGAGGCAAGGGTTGCGCCTTGAAAGCCTAGGTGAAACTAGGCCCCCTCACCCTTTTTCTTTTCTCCTAAGTTGTAACTTAGTCCAGGTCTCTTATGGTCTTGTCAGAGGTTCCCAAAGAACCACGACATTTCCGTAATGCCTGGGCGTTTTCAAACCTAGATTAAAAAAAGTAAGACAAGGCAGGCGTACAGGAAAAGCCCCAGGGCTAGCGAACCGATAAACGGGTGGCGCTCGAACCAGAGGTCTATGGGGTCTTGATAGTATTGGTTGGGTTTGTAGTTCATGGTCTGGATCTCCTAAGTGTGGGGGCCGAAGCCCCATTATTAAACGATAAATTCAGGGTGTGATTTAAGGCCAAGTTCCTCAGCTACCTGCATCAACGCAAGAGCCTGCTTGTTGGTCATTGCAGACCGAACAAGGGCAGACAAGCCCATAGCTGCTGCGTCAATGTTTCCAATGCTGATGTGAGCCTTGATCATCTCTACTTGCTTCTGCTGTTGCTTGTTCATGGTGTTCCCTTTCAGTGGTGGGTTACGACACAAGTGATGAACTACTGAGACGAATAGTACACCCATTTAGTTCGTTTGTGTGTGGAATAACCCTAGAAAACTTAGGGGTATCATAAGTCCGTGTTTTCATTAAAAAGCCCAGGCCCCATTCGGGTCAAATTTCTCTATGTCTGAATGTCGCCAGCGACAGTGCCAAATGTCGATTGTCCCCGAGATCCAATGTCGAAAACCCAATACCCCCTATGCACCCCATGCACCATCTGATTCGCATCTATATAAATCAAGGACTTAGCGTAGACCCCCCTAGATCCCTAGGCCTCACGGGTCCCTTCCGCTGCCCCCAAAGTATCCCCCAGGTCGCTCAGAATCGATTAATTTCAAAACCTCGCTAAAGCTGTTGCCGTTGTTGTTGTTGTTAGACCTTTTTGAAGAGAGTCCCCGGCTGTAGTTTTCATGCCAAAAACCAGCACGATCATGCTCAAAGCCGCTGTAGCTCAGGTCCGGTAGAGTCCTGCCTTGTAAGCAGGTGTGCGTTGGTTCGAATCCAACCGGCGGCACCAGCCTAAGTCCCCCTTAGGTCACCCCTAAGTCCCCCTTTGGGTCCCATACGGTTTCCCCAAAGTATCCCCCAGTTTTCCCCAGTTTCCCTTCAGTCATTTCCTAGGAACCCCTATGCCTCTTGAGACTGCAACCTATATTGACGGCCTGAATGCCAGTAACCCTGCGGCTTCAGATGCCATCAGTACAGCCGATGACCACTTGCGCCTGATCAAGTCGGCGCTGAAAGCGACGTTCCCGAATATCACAGGGCCTATGACCCTCTCGCAGAGCCAGATAGCCCCTTTGGCCTCCCCTACATTCACAGGGACTCCTGCGGCTCCTACAGCGGCTGCTGGGACCAATACTACCCAACTAGCCACCACGGCTTTTGTACAAGCAGCACTACAAGCAGTATATCCAGTAGGTTCTATTTACATCAATGCTACTAATAGTACTAACCCTGGAACGTTGTTAGGTTTTGGAACCTGGGTTGCCTTTGGTGCTGGTAGGGTTCCTGTAGGCTTCAATGCTTCGGATCCTCTCTTTGATACGGCAGAGGAGACTGGTGGATCTAAGGATGCCATCGTTGTGTCCCACACCCACACAGGGACAACGGCTGGTGCTGGAGCACACTCTCATACATATACAAATACATTTGGTGGTGGCGGTGCAGCAGCGGCAGCTAGTGGCTCACTTGGAACTATAACAGATAATACAAGTTCTGTTGTCGACCACACCCACACATTTACCACAGACTCCACAGGTTCCTCAGGCACCAATGCCAACCTTCAACCATACATCACAGTTTACATGTGGAAACGTACTGCTTAATTGAAAGAGGATTATGGCTCTAGAATCAGCAAACTATATTAATGAGTTAAACAGTGCTAATCCTCAAAGCACTGACTCAGTGGCCCAGGCTGACGACCATATTCGTCTAATTAAAGCCGCTATCAAGAACACCTTCCCAAATGTAACAGGTCCTGTAACTAAGACCCAAGCCCAGATCAATGACCTGCTAGAGAAATCTGGTGGAACCATGACTGGTCTTTTGACCCTCTCAGGTCCTCCCTCAAGTAACCTCCATGCTGCTACCAAGGCTTATGTCGATACGGCAGATGCCGGTAAGGTAGATAGCACTAGGACTATCACGGCAGGCACAGGCCTGACTGGTGGTGGCGACCTTAGTGCCAATAGGACCCTTAGCATCTCTAATGGTGGCGTAGGTTCCACCCAGATTGCTGATAATGCTGTTACCACGGCTAAGATCAACAACGGTGCGGTAACTCCAGCAAAGCTAGCAGAACCTTTGACGGTTGGTACGGCTCAAGCCACGACCTCAGGGACCACCAAAGATTACGATACAATCCCATCTTGGGTGCATAGGATCACTATTGTCTTCAACAATGTGAGCCTTACCTCCAACGGAGATCTTGCGGTTCAGATTGGAGACTCAGGTGGTCTTGAGACTACCGGCTATACCTCCTCAGGAACAAACTTATTTACCGGAACTACGCTGACCACAGGCTACCTTATCAGGATGTCTAACAGCACCTTTGCTATCTCTGGTACTGTTACCCTGCACAATGTCTCTGGTAACATCTGGGTAGCATCTGTAATTGGTTGTACGAACAACGCTTCCTACCCCGCTGTAATTGGGGGCGGTGTGAAGGAACTCTCGGCTACCCTAGATCGACTCAGGATCCTTTCCGTGGACGGTGTAGGAACCTTTGACTCTGGTAGCATCAACATCTTCTACGAGTAAAAATAAATGGCTAATCTCCCCGTAAGAAATCTAGGCGGGGTCGGGGTGGTTACCGATGTCAACCCTTACGACCTCCCGTCCAATGCTTTTAGTGATGCCAGGAATGTCATCTTTGATAATGGTAAGGTAAGCAGAAGCCCTGTCTTTAAGAAGCTGTTCCCTACCCCCACCTCTGGTAAGCTGTTTTCTGACTACACTACTGAGACCTTTGCCACCGTAACAGAAACCTTTGAGAACGCTGGTGGTGATGCTGTAACAGACATTCGGTTTGTGTCTTCCTATGAAGATCCAACAGATGGTACCGTGGCTCTTGTCGTTGATAAGAAGGGTGAGGTAAGGGCCTACCCTAACGGAGACCTAGAGTTTGTAACCCCTATAAGTGGAACCCTAGTCACCAATGAAGAACCCTGGTCTCACTCACAGGTGGCTGGTATTAGCGTTCTGTCTCGTGCTGGGATGGTTCCTTATGGTCGTAAGATCGACTCTGACACTGAGTATGAGTATCTAAGTGGGGATTGGTCTGCTAACGACACCTGTTCTGTTGTCCGTGGATATAAGGATTTTCTGATTGCGTTGAATGTCA